GGCCATACTGCTTCAAGCATCTTAGCTTTAAGTAAGTTTTTCTCCGCCTTATTGCCTTGATATAATTCTGTTTGATTCCCACCCTTCATTTTTGCAGAAGTGCTTGTTTTATTAGTCATATAATAAATGCAGCTTGATGTAGACCCCCCATTATGTAAAACTTGTAAGCACAAGTCTATATCTTCATTATACTTTAACCTCCACCTGTATTTCATATTCGTATTGATTAACATAGCAGAATAAATATGGCAGTTGTTTTTAAATGGTGTTTTTGGCGGTTTTGCCACAAAATACCTATACTCAAATCCCGATATATCATTTTTGTTTTTATCTGAGTAATTTTCTACATATTTTATAGCTTGTAAACCATTTTCGTATTGTTTTTTTTTGCCGTTCACCCATTTTGCAAATCCTCTAATATTATCGTCAAAACACCAATATTTATTATAACCATTTTGTTTCGCGTGTTCCCAACAAAAGTTTCTGGCTGGATAACTACCTAATCCAAGATTTGAGAATGGTAGAACTAAAACTCTATGGCTGCCTAAAGATTTGATATACTCTTCTTTTTCTTGTGGTTCGATTGCAATAAAATAATCTATTCCATAGCTTTCAAAGTATTTTGCAGTTAGTGGGTTTTTATATCGACCTTTTGAAACTATATAGATAGGGTACTTAGATTTACTTGCCACGCTTGACCTTGTTTTTTATATTCAACGTTTAAATTATTCAGATAGCTTTCGGCTTCTTCCGAACCATCAAATAAAAATACTACTCTCTGCTTGCCGTCGCTATTGCCGATTGGGTCAAATTCTTCATCTATTGCTTCGTCGCTTAACTCCATATTATTGACATCTAAACCATCCGCCCATTTAGGCATATCAAAACCCCAATCCTCTAACTCTACACTATCCCACTCATTAGCCAACATCTCCCAATCGTGTTCTCCAAACCCTACATTATCTGCTATAATAAAACGCCTCGTCTCGTCCTCTGTAAGCTCGTCTGCTCGTTTTATCCACTCATTAGGTATATCAGTATACCCTAACTCTTTTAAAGCCTTTAGACGCATATTACCTCCTAAGACTATATTGTCTGCATTCACTACCATAGGTCGTAGCTCCATCATCTTAGGGAACTCAGATATAGACTTCTTTAGTTTTGCAAATTTCTCGTCTTTAATTATACGAGGGTTATTTGGGTTGCTCTTTATTTCTTTTATGTTCATTTTAAAAATTTTTCATATAATTTAACAACGTGCTTATAGATGCACTTACCACAACTTATATCTGGTCTGTAGTTAAAATTCTCTTGGCATAACCTTATAAACTCTTCAAAGAATTTAGGGTCTAATCTGCCTCCTTTCATATTATATATAGCCCTTACTCTATTTTCTAATTCCTCACTCATAATGATTGTAACCTTTTTTCGTTCTCTTTGCTTAAATCATACTTAATTGAAACATCTTCTTTAAGCTTTAAACCTAAATCAACTTGCATTGTATGGTTGCCTTTAATCTTCTTTATTGCAGTAGCCCATTCATTATTATATACCTTTAAGCTATTTTTATTTGTTGAGAGTAAAGTGTAAGGCTCTACTGCTGATACCATAACTGGCTTTGCAAAGTGTCCAGCCTCTATCATTTTTAACTCAGATTTGCAGCTATTAAATACATTATCTTGCAGAGGTATTACACATATACCACAATCTTGATAATCCATAGCATATTCTTGTATATCACTTATCTGTACCTTAGTTCCTTTCATTCGTTTAGGTAGCTTTGGAGTTTTAGCAAAAAAGGTTTCATTATCAAAAGCATTGCCTAATAGTTTTAAATCTCTTAAGTGTGTACTACCTCCAGAATAAAAGAAAGTATCAAAGTCCAAAGATAAATCCTCATATGCATACTGCTTTTCTAAAGGGTCTAAAGCATTCTTAATTATAACAATATTTTTATTATATGGTCTTATCTTATCTGCAAGTATAGGAGTAGTTGTCCATATCAAATCAGCAAGTTTTAAATTCTTAATTACGCATTTTGTAAGATTAGTCTTTTCGTAATAGTAGCTCATAGGATGTTTTTTATTTAGCTCCCAGTAATCGTCTACATCGCAAATTACTTTTATACCCTTAGCCTTTAGTTTTAGATATGTTTCCTCTGGCTGCATAAGCCCAGAGATATTCCTATTGTAAACAACGTGCGTTACTCCCTCAAGGTTATTAAAAAACTCATCGTCCTTATTCAAAAGCACTACTATTTCTATACCGTAATCTCGTTTCATCTTTGCAAACGGCATTAATAATCTATGATAGCTAACTCCGTTTATGTTTCGGATAATTACTGCTATCTTAATCTTATTCTCATACATAATCTTAAATTGTTTTTTGGCTTTTATGTAGTCATCTCTTAGCGTTCTATAACCGATTGACGCACCTTTATGTATTTGCGTTAAGGTCTCGCCATTACTTATGGCTCTTAGAATATTAGCATAATAGTTATTCATTCTGTTGAGTACTTGCTCAACTTCTTGATGCTCTGAGTTTTCGTTATCAAAGTAAGGGTCTTGCTTATTGCATTTTTTTAGATATTGGTTACGCATAACCATAGCAAAATATCCCTTTAAGTTTTCAATTGGTGGTTTAGACAAACATATTTCAAAAGCAATAGAGATTAGCTCCTCTGCTTCTACCTTGTTACCAGTTAGCTTTAGAGCATAATCTCTTATACTTGAATCAAAATATATGTCTTCTAATTTCAAAAGGGTAGACTTTCTTCTGAGGTAGCCATTTCCTTTTTAGCTTCTGGCTTCCAAGTGTCAAGCTCAACATATGGCTTACCACTTTTACCTACATTTACTTTTAAGTTAACCCAGCCTTTGTCTGTATGTTTTTGAATAAAGGCAATAGCATCTTCTGCTTTTAAGCTAATACTACCTACTACCCACTCTGGTGAATTAGGATTCATTTTAAACATAAATCCATCTGCAAATACTTTTTCTTGTTTGTTCATAATTATTTATTTTCGTTTATTATCATTGACAAAAGTACAGCATAATTAGCTAAATCTAAAACGCTATCTTCTATACTTTCATTGTTTGGTTCTTTATCTGTATTGATTAAAACTCCTAATCTTGCGACTTTAGTTGCGATTAAGTTAAGGCAGTTTGTCCTTGCATCTCCTCCAGTAATAGCCCCAGCTAATTTAAAATTAGATAACCTATCTTCATTTGCATAGTCATCACCTTTACTAAATAATGTTTTTTTCATTTCTCCAGTTATATAGCCGAAGTGTGCCATCTGTTCTTTTTTAGTCATTTATTTCTTTGTTTAATTTTATGTCTTGTAATTTCCATTCGTGCCGTCTTGCGTGTGGTATTTTATGCCTTGTCATTAATCTATTAAATAATGTTTCTTTCTCTGCTATGTTACCATAGACCTCTGAGCTAATTATCTTCTTTGCTCTCATTGCAGTAACTTGATAAAGTCCTTTCATAAATTATCGTGCTTTTGGTGGCATTCTCTGCATCTTACTTTAATGTTATCCTTATCCCAAGCAAGTTCAGCTCGTCTTGTTTTCTGTGCTTGGTCAACCGATATAGTGTGTGAGCAATCTAATCTTACTCCATTTGATTTTAGGCAGTCAGTACAAAAATTATATCCGTACTCCCAGAATTGTTCGCTTAAAGCATTTGCCTTCGCTTCGTGTATCTTTCTATCTATGACGCTTTTAGCTACTCGTTCATCGTCTGACGTATAGTAGTGGTTCATATTGTATGCAAGTCTATACAAATTGTTCATAATTCCCTAATATTTTTATCAACATTAATTTTATTTTGCAGATTATCTATGTGGTTCTCAAGCATTTTAATCCTTTGTAATTGATTTGTAAACTTATCATAAAATTCGTGGTTCTGTTTCTCTAAATAACAAGTATAGTGCATTAAACTATTAAGTTTATCTACGCTATTTTGTTTATTTTGATTAACTGATTGCTTCATTAGCTTTAATTCTATGCTGGATATTACTTGCCTTGCTTCTTGTATTATTTTACTATCGTTAAAAGGGGTCATTTGTGTTGTGTGTTATTGGTTTTATAGGGTCGGTTATCTTCTCTTCGTTGCCATAAGCGTAAGTCTTTTTATTATATACTGCGTCAAACTCATAAAAGCGTTGTTTAGACCAATCCATATTGAGCAATACCTCGCCAAGTTGTCCGTAGTGTTTAGGCTTAACTTTATCTATTGTAATTTTATAAGGCTCGTGATTATCTTTAGCATTTTTATGCACTACGATTATATTTCTGCCGTTGTTATTCCACTCTGAGCCTCCCATTAAATCATAAACGCTTGGCTTTTTTACACTTCCATCTTTCACTTGCTTTGGGTCTGGGTTTTTAGGGTGTATAATTATAAAAGAATGCATCTTATTTACTTCCATAAACCTATTGCGAATAGACAATATCTTGCGTAAATATTCTGGCTTTGTTGGCTCTCCTTTGTGTGCTAAATAATTCCAGCTATCAATAACTGCTGAATTACATTCGTTCTCTTTAGCATAATTCCAAAAGGCTTCTGGCTCAATGCTATGCTCTGCTGATATAAATTTAAACCTATCAAGTAATTGGCTTGAGTATTTGCTTATTTCCTTTTCAGTAATAGTGTTAGGATAACCTTTATCAAATGTTTTACCAGTCATTTTATGTAGTAGGTTAGATA